CCATGAAATAATTTACGTCTATTGTACTCATCACGAGTTTCAATCATTTTGTCGATCCATGCATCACGCGTTTCTTTGTACATAACAGGATGGAAGTCGTCTACATCCATTACGATACGAGTTTGCTGAATAGGCATACCTGTACGTTCTTCCCACATAACAGCATATGCTGCTAGTTGCATAAAGTAATTTCCAATGTTGGCTTTTTTCTTTGGTCTTCGACTGGTTTTCCAATCGACAATTGTTGGTACCCCATCCCACTCAACTACAGCATCACATGTTCCTGCCATTTGAAGATGATCAGAGTATAATGGCACTTCTTGCGCATAGACTTTTGTAACATGTTTATTTAGTAATGGTTTGAGATTTTCTAAAGATTGCACTACATGAGGTAAATAGCCTTCAGCATAATCTGGTTCATTATTCATGTACTTTTCAATAATAGCATGAACTGCTGTACCGCGTGTAGTTGCACGTAGACTTACTTTGTTAGCTTCTTCTTCACCAACTTTAGCGCGCCATTTTGCAATAGATTCTTCGCTTAAGATAGAAAGTATAGTAGTAACAGAAGGGTAAGCGTTCCCATCAAGCGTAACGTACCGTCGTCCGTCTTCGCAGTCTCGTCGATCCAAGTCCACATATCCCATATCAATTTTTTCATGGATAAACTCCATCATATATTCCTTTTTTAATTATATTATTCATTATACCATACTTTTCGTGATTTGTACACTAAAAAGTGTCTTTTTCCAAACTTTTACCAACATCAAAATTTACACCTTGTCCTAAACCAATAACACATGCATACTCTGTTTTTAAAAATTCAACAAGTCTCCATGTATCATTTTCTATATTATAATACATGACATATGGTACCATTTTAACAGTTTGTGCGTTAACTGTAGTATTGCCAATCATTTGTACAAGGGGTAACATATTATCAGCTTCTATTTTATCGAGTACTTCTTGTGTATCTGCACATTGTACTGGCTTTTGTGCCCACTCAGGTTCTGCGAATGCATTGCCAATATATCCTAAAAATAAAATTAGGCTTACTAGTAATTTTTTCATTACTTTACTCCAATCATTTCTTTCGTCATTATATAATCACGAACAATTCCGGAACGAACAATATCGTCCCATCCAAATTGGACCATTGAAAATTGATTCATTCTTTCTATAATGTTAAGAAATTTCATAAGCCCGTCTTTTTCTCCATCAGACTTAAAATCTGATTGAAGATAATCCCCTGCAAAAATAATTCTACAATGTTCGCCAACACGTGTCATGATAGAATCAAGTTCATGAAAATTAAGGTTTTGCATTTCGTCAACAACAATGATAGCTCGGTCAAATGTTTTGCCTCGAATGTATGATGTTGTTTCGAATTGGATTTGATGACTATTTATCATTTTATTATATGCTGCATTACTTTCAAAAAGTTCTTCGCATATCATTTTATACGGTGTTTCAAATACCGCAGTTTTTTCTTCTAGCTTACCAGGTAAATATCCAATTTCCCTGACTGCTACCACTGATCGTACAATAATAATTTTATCATACTCAGGTTCATTTAACATTTCATCTAAAGCCAAATAAAGAGCAAGGAACGTTTTACCAGTTCCTGCAGATCCTGCAAGAATAAGATTTTCACCTTCATCCCAAAGTTGAAAAGCTTTATCTTGATTGCCTGTCATTGGTTCTATGGCATTAAGATCTGATGCTTTTATCGCAGATTTAGTCATTGACTGTATTTCCTGGATATTTCTTTTTGATAGCTTTTAAATGACTTCTAAAGTCGGTATCAGTCCGACTCATAACACTACCAGATTGTGTTATAAAATTATTTGGTTTATAGACGCGTTTAACGCCGGCAGATAAAATGTTTTGTAACTGTTCATATGTACAATTTACGTCCCATTCTCTACCATCTGCAGGATCACGTAGTGTGTAAATAGGCATTGATTTCTTCCTCTAATTCATCGACACGTTGTGTCATCCAATTTATACTTGTATGAATATGCCCCGTATCTTCAGGCAATAAACAGCTTTTAGCATGTTCAATTTCTTTTTTTAATATATTTACTGTATCAAGTTTAGTGTACTTCATTTTTAAACCACCATGGTTGCTCACGTTTTGACCAGTTCATCTTAAAACGTGATTGTTTTGTTTGATAAAAGAGACGATATGATTCTACTGGATCTCCTACCATACACTCTGGGTTTGATTTCATTGCTAATTTAAATGGCGTCATCTTACTTTTCGGTATATTGGTTGGCAACGACCATAATGGATATTTAAGATGACTTGTCGCATGAGTCTTTCTATATCTGTATGTATATTCTTCACAAAGTGCATCAAAGTGTTTCCAATGCCATTCATAATTACTTGATGATTCCATAGTCCATATAGTACATGGATGACCACGATGTACAGCTTTGTAAAGTATTTGATCCATTTCGGGATCTTCGAGAAGACGATAATGCTTTTGCATTGTTTTACCAGATTTAGATGGAGCATTTTCAACTGTTCCATCAAGAACACGATGAGCAGTAGACAACATTTGTGCTGACTCTACAATCATTTTTACGACATGTTTGTCGCACTGCATTTGTGCAGCAGTGATTGGGTCTTCGTGTAAAATAAACAAATTCATAATAAAATCCCTACTTTGTGAATGATAATATTATTATACCACAAAGTAGGGGAAATGTACACAGTTAATTTAGAGCTAACCTTTCTTGCATAAACGTTTTCTTTTTTATAAACTTCGTCACTCGATCTAAATCACCTCTCTCTTTTAACTTAGTAATGTACTGGTCTAATTGAGAAATGTCATTTAAAAGTCTTTCGAGTTGTAATACTGGCATTTAGTGCTCCATGGTTATGAATCAATCTTGCAGTAATCCAGGAAACGCCTCCTCAATCACTGGTCGAGTGATTCCGTTAGGTTTTTCTTTGTTTATCATATTAATGACGAGCTTGGCGTCCTCAGGGTCAATACCCTCTATCAAACCGAGAAATATACTTTCGCGTTTGACAGGTGTTAGGCGATTAGATTCTCGCACACCTTTTACGAAGTATACAAAATTTTTATGCTCTTTAAGTAAATTTGCTGGTGCTGAATATGCTTCAGATGGGGTGTATGGCGGTTCTCCACCTGGAAGATTCCATTCAACTGTAGTGTCGAATGTTCCACGTAGAATATCTTTTAAAGCCCAAGTTTCGTGCTTTTTTAGAAGTGCAACCTTTTTATCTTTAGTGCGGGCTTTTCTCACTTGATCAATTACTTCATGTACATTTAACATAATACTATTTATTCCTTATATGCTTTGAATGTATTTTACATCCGATAAACTCATTATAATATATATCCGATAATAAAACATCATTCTCAAATTGAAGTTTCGCTTCGTAATAAGACATTTCTCCTTTTGTCTTACACAATTTTAGGATTTCCCTTTTATAGTTTTGTTCTCCTTTAGATTCCACCAATTCTTTAACGGTATTGTTTGAACCATAATATTTTCGCCAATCAGATTCGACACGCGTTCGTACTCGTCTCTTGCGTGTTTTAGTGATGGGCAAGGTTTTAGGCTTCCAGAAGTTCTTTTTACCGATATACTTTTTGCCTGTATCCAACTCTGTGATGACGTAAACAAATCCTTGATAGTCTTCTGGTGTATTATTATATTGTTGTTCATTATATAACCACATACAAATATATATTAGTCGTCTTCGTCAGACTCCCATTTAAGAGGCTCTTCATATTTAATAACCTCTATCTCGCTACCTCCGCAATATGGACAAAATGCAGGTATGTCCGTAGAACAGGCAACTGTTATTTCGTCATCACATTCAAAACACTCAAGTTTGTACTGGTTCATTTAGCAATCCTTTTTAAGATTTGTTCTTTTCGCTCGTTAGTAGCATAAAACCACTCACGGATTTCAGTTTCGGTTCTATAACAACCAACACATATACCGTCTTTTATAGTACATACTTTAATGCAAGGTGATTCGACTTCCATCAGAAGTCGATTTCGCATGCTCCACCAGCACAAGCGGCTGCGGCTAAAGTATCCACATCTGTATATTTTTTAGCTGTCAATCCAGTATTCCATTCAATAGGTTTTAAATTAGCCTGGATCTTATTCCACTTATGTAATAGATAAGAATCCTTTAAACAATGTTCGGCCTTTTTAACGTCACCTTTTAAATAATTATCTGCAAAGTTTTGAAATCTACGATTCCAATCTTTACGTGCTGAATTTTCAGAACTTTCTACCGAAATATCTATACCATATCCTTGAGCGGTTGAACAAGCATCCCATAAATTATTATAAACTTTGAGTGCATCAACAACAAGACCAGATGCAAAAATAGCTGCCTCGTCATATAGTTTTACCATTTGTTTAGCATTTACAACTGCTGTATTTGGAGCTTGATTATAATCTTTATCTCCGCTCATTGATAAGAACGAAATACCTGAAAAGGAATGTCTATTCTTGAATACGTATTTTTCAACTTCAGCCCAATCATCAACAATAATTGTATTTGATACGTTATGAAGAATACCTTTGTCTGCACAAAGCTCTTCATTTGTACCAGCAACAACCCAATGTTTCTGAGCTAATTTTACTTTTTCTAAATGTGTTACACCAAGCAATTCATCTTTCATTAAAGATCCCTTGTGAGGAATGATTGGGAAAGACACAACAACATCTGTTCCAGATGCTGACCATACAGACTCTTCAACCATGTATGGATTTGATTTCATAATTGCTTGAGTGATTTCAGATTCTTTATTCATTTGAACATTTCGAATATATGTTGGGGAATGTTCAGCATGAATGCCGCTAGCTGTTTGGAGTAATACAGAGGCGTTACCAGAAGGTTTAACACAGGTAGTCCGAGCAGCAGGGTTAATCCCCAAAATCGCAGCGACTTCTTTGTTGACTTCTTTGACAATCTTTGCTCCTTTTTCCAAGACTTTTGGATTAAAAAGAATGTCAGGTTGATTCATCCATCCAGTGATAGACACACCAAGTAGTGCTTCACGATCAAAAATTTGTTTAGATGTTGGACCTAAAAATTTAAAATCAGTATAACCAGCTTGGATTGTACCAAGAATAGCACCTGCACGACATGCTTTATAAAAGTCTTCTTCTGTCTTACACATACCACCATTGATTTCAGTTAGGTTACAACCTTGCCAACCTGACTTACCATCAATCTGTGGAAACATACCAATTTCGACACAAGGATTTGTTGTATGTTCAGTCGATTCTACGAATACAAATCCAGGTTCACCGAATGATTTAACAGATTCCATTAGTTTGGCAAACTGTTCTTTATCGGCTTCATCACGAACGATAACTGCTGAGTTATTTGATCTTCCACGTTGCGGATTATCAACAAACCAGTTACCGGTTTTTGCATTCATCATTTCTTCATCGTCTGGAGAAAACAAACAAATAGTTGCTGATCTTCTTACGCCACCTGATAAAACCGCATCTGCGGCATGCATAGTAATATCATATACATTAATTGGCTTGAGTGGAATAGGTTCTTTTTGATCAATAACTGCTGTTTGAAGTAGGTGCTCAATTTTATCTAATGATCTACGTAGACCTTCAGGTCCTGGTGCTTTAAAGCCACCAGAAATCTTTGCACCTTTTGGTCTAATTTGAGTAAGGTCAAAAAATACTCTACGACCTTCAAATTCTGGATACTTACCTCCACCTACAAAATAGGAGGCCATAAGTACATCGATAGCAGAAGCCCAACCTTCGATTGAATCTTCTACAATATAACCTTTTG